TGCTCTTGTTGGTTTAACTGACGAACAAAGAAAGGCTCTTGAAGATAAGAGATTAGAAAACCAACAATTCTACGTTGAAAAAGAAGGAGAGTTAGAACAAAAAAGAGTTCAACAAAAACTTCAAGCGTTAGACGCAATTATATCAATCGCAGGGGCTGAGAGTGCTGTAGGTAGAGCCGCTTTAATCGCAAAACAACTTTTAATGGCTAAAGAGTTGGTTATGGAAGTTAAAAAAACCATATCTTTCTCAACACAAGCCGCAGCTCGTTCAACAGTAGCGGTTGCTGAAGGTACAGCTCAAACAGCAAAAGTAGGTTTCCCACAAAACATTCCATTATTGATTGGATATGCGGCACAGGCTGTAGGTATCATTTCAGCTATTGTAAGTGCTGTAAGAGGTGCAAAACAATCAGCAAATGAAGCCGGTGGAGGAGGAACAGAAGCAACCCCTCCTGATAATAACCCATCAGTACCAAGACCAAGAGGAATGGCAACAGGAGGATTGGTACAAGGACCGGGAGGACCTACCTCTGATTTAATACCAACGATGTTATCAAATGGTGAGTCAGTTATCAACGCAAAATCAACATCAATGTTCTTACCACTATTATCTTCAATCAATGCGATTGGTGGTGGAAAAAGATTTGCTGAAGGTGGATTGGCTTTATCATCTTTCTCACAACAAAGTATGACTGACTTACAAGCTGTATCACAAGTAGCTCCAATTAAAACTTATGTGGTTTCAAGTGATATGAGTTCTCAACAACAATTAGATAGAGCAATTAAATCTCGCTCAACTCTATAAAAATTACACTTTTTACATAAATTGATATTTATAAGTATATGACTCCCAAAATTATAGAACTCATCATACAAGACGGGGACGAAGAAGCAGGTTTAGATGGTATTGCCTTAGTGGAAATGCCCGCGCACGAAGCCAATTTTGAGTATTTCAACCAACAAGAAGCACCTTGTGAAAGTGGGAATTGTTCTCACTACGTTTTATCAGACGAACAGATACCAAAGATTATACAGATGTTCCACGCATTCGGTGAGCCACAAGGATTTCTTGAAAAAGAAGGTTGGTATATTGATGAAGTTAGATCAGTTGGGAAACAAGAGTTTCAAATTATAGCCAATCCAAATCAACCATCAGCACAAGATACTCCTGATGTTAGATTTAGATACAAATATGTTGGACCTAAAGATGATAAGAACAGAACATTCTGTGCTGAAATGATGCAAGCTCGTAGAGTTTTCAGAATTGAAGATATAATGGAAATGTCTCAACTTTCAGTTAATGAAGTTGGTCCTGATGGATATGATATTTTCACTTGGAGAGGTTCTTACAATTGTCGTCATAAGTGGGTACAATTAGTTTATAGACCTGAAGGTAGAATTATCAATAATGATAAGGTAGATAGAGGTGTTGAAGATGAAGATGGAATGCCAGGTCCTGATACAAGAACAACAGCAACCATCAATGCGGGTAATACCCCACCGAGAACAGGTTTCGCAGCATCAAATCCTGATGTATCTGCGTTAAGTCCTTATGTGGATCAAATTACAGAACCAAAGAAAAAGCCGGTACTGGCTTCATTACCTTTATTTGAAAGACAAGAAGACGCTGAAGCAATGGCTGAAGCTATTGGTTGTAAAGGATCACACAAACATCAATACGGAGATAAGGTATTATTTATGCCTTGTGAATCACATCCAAAAGATGAAACTGATTATGAAATAGAAGGTGATAGAGATGACGATGGTGGTGATAATCCAATGGATAACTACGCAGGTCTTGAAGATGCTTGTTGGGAAGGATACGAACCAATAGGATTAAAAGATGATGGTTCTCCAAATTGTGTTCCATTAAAAGCCGCTATGGAGAAGTTTAAGGAAGAGTTCCAATCTTACGATGACTATCCATCATCAGCGAAGAACAATGCTTGTAAAGCCATTAGATGGAAAGAAGAACACGGAGACGAAGTACAAGGTATGACTCAAATAGGTTGGATCAGAGCGAACCAATTATGTAAGGGTGAGAAGATTAGTGAGGAAACAATATCAAGAATGTCTGGTTTTCAAAGACACAAGAAAAATAGTGAGGTAGCACCTGAATACAAAGATACCCCTTGGAAAGATAAGGGTTATGTTGCTTGGTTAGGATGGGGCGGAGATACAGGAATCAATTGGGCTTCAGACAAGTTAAAGTCGATAAGAAATGAAATGTCTTTTTCTGTTTTTAGTCAAGAACAGAGATTACTTATAGGACCTGCAATGGTGCCTGATAAGATGATAATAAGACGTAATGAAATAACAGGTGATATTTATTATGTATATTTCACAGCCGAGACAATTAAGAAACTTCAACAAAAGTTTATGCAAGAGAAGTTATTGGATAAAACCAATATCGAACACGGACGTAGATTTTTGCAGGGAGTGGATATAGTTGAAAGTTGGATTGTTGAAGATCCAGAAAAAGATAAACAAGCTGTTTTTGGATTAGATTATCCAAAAGGAACTTGGAATATAATTGTAAAAGTTGAAGACGACGAAACTTGGCAAAAAGTCAAAGAGGGGAAACTAAAAGGCTTTTCGGTTCAAGGTTATTTCCTTGAAAAGGCAAAGTTTAATGCTGAAACTCATAAAGTTCTTGACGAGATCAAGGATATATTAAAACAACTAAAGTAATATGACTTACCAAGATGCTATAAAGCGAATCAATAAACTACTTGGATTGTATAAGTTCAATTCTTATAAGATATCTGAAAGTGGTGATGAAATCATTACAGAAGGTGAATTGAAGATTGGAGAGCCAGTTTATATTATCAATAAGGACGGACAAATACCCGCTCCTGATGGAGAGTTTGAATTGGAAGATACAACCAGAATAAAAATCCAGGACGGAAAAGTCCAAGAAATAAATTACGACAATATGGAACAAAAACAAGATTTCGTAGAAGCTGCGCTTAAAGACGGAACAGTTGTAAAATCTCCAACATTTGACGTAGGTGAAGAAGTTAAGGTGGTATCACCTGATGGGGAAGAAACACCCGCACCAGACGGAGAGCACGAATTGATGCTTAAAGATTCTGAGGGTAAAGAAGTTCTTATCAAGATTATCACTAAAGACGGAAAGATCACTGAAAGAGAAAATGTTGAACTTCCTGAAACTGAAGAAAAAGAAGTTGAAGAAGATATGGGGATGCTTACTCCTGATTTATCTGAAGGCAATGATACTATGGAAGGTTTCAAGAAAGAGGTAATGGGTATTTTAGGTGAAATCAAAGACAAAATTGATGGCATTGTAAAAGACCAAGAGGAAATGAAGGCAAAGGTTTCCAAGTTCGCTAAAGAGCCTGCGGGCGAACCGGTGAAAGTTGCCAAAAATCAGATCCAAACCGAATTAAACAATTATAAGAATGATGCTTTCGCACAACTTATGAAAGTTAGACACGGGCTTAAATAATAAACTAAAAAAATAACAACAAACACGAATTATTATGGCAAACAAACAATATAATTTCGGATTTAACCTATCATCTTTATCAACTTATACTGATGAAGTAGGTGGTGAGTTGATTAGAAGAGCAATCCTTGAAGGTGAAACTGCAAAGATTATCAAGGTTCAACCTGGTATCAAAGGATCTCAAGCAATCAACCTATTAGATAGTACCCTTGTAGTGCAAGCTGGTACTTGTGGATGGGACTCAAGTGGTTCTACAACTTATACACAGAGAGATATTACTGTGTGCGACTATAAAGTGAATGAAGCTTTATGTCCTAAAGACTTGAATGACTACTGGTTAGGTCAATTATTGACTCCAGGTTCATACAATGAAACTGTACCTTTCGAACAACAAATCGCAGAATTGAAGACAGCTCAGATTTCTCAATACATCGAGAACTTAATGTGGCAAGCTTCAAGTGCTTCTACTTGTTTCTCAGGTTTCAAAGAATTATTCGCTCAACAAGGAACAGGTCAAACAACAGTTACTGGCGGTATCGTTGTAACTGGTCAATCAGCAATTTCTGCATCTTCAGCTTTAACTCAAATTGACGCTTTAGTTGAAAGAATCCCTGATGATGTTGTAGATAGAACTGACTGGGTTGTGTTTATGTCTCACGCTAACTATCGTAAGTACCTTATTAACTATAGAACGTCTAACTATTACCACTTCAACCCTGAAGGATCTTACCAAGATTTCAAAACTTTCCACCCAGCAACTAACATTTTAGTTCATCCAGTGGGAGGTCTTAACGGATCTAACTTAGTAGTTCTTGCTAACGCAGGATATTTAGTAATGGGTGTGGATCTTTTATCAGATTCAGAAACATTAAAAATGTTCTATTCCGTTGATTTTGATGAAGTTAGGCTAAGATCAAACTTCAAAATTGGCGTACAGGCTGCATGGCCTCAGTTCGTAATCACTAACGGATTGTCGTAAATAAATCGGTCGTAAGACCAAAAATAAAAAACAAAAATTATGAGTTTTTCATCTTGCTTTATCACAAGTAATGTTTGTAAAGGTTGTAGAGATGCTGTTGGTGGCGTTAAAAATGTTTATGTAGTTGCGGGTTGCGTAACTGGTACAACAGAAAACGCAAATCAAGAGATCCTTACAGTTGGAGCAACAGGTGGAACAGTTTATACGTTCCAAGTAGAGAAGAATACATCTAATTTTGTTGAGACAATCCAGGCAAGTTTAGAGAACGGAACTGTTGTATATCAACAGACGCTCAATTTGGTATTCTTGAAATTACAACAATCAACAAGAAATCAAATTAAACTCTTGGCTCAAAATACCAACTTAAAGGTATTTGTTGAGACAAACGAAGGAAGTATTTTTTATCTAGGTGAAGATTTCGGTATGGCACTTGCGAGTGGTACTGCTGAAACTGGAACCGCATTTGCAGACAGATATGGATATACAATCGTAATGGAAGGGTTCGAAAAAGAACCTGCTAAGAAATTAGCTGGATCTTTAAGTTCAACTCTTGTAGGATTGACGTTATCAAATTGTCCTTGCTAAAAATAACAATATGGGGGGAGTATATCTTCCCCCTTATTTAAGCCAAAATTGAACTATGAGAAAAACGTGGGGTGTTTTAGGTAAAAGACAAACCTTTTTATCACCA